TCTTTCATCGTTTCTACCTGCGAACGATCCAAGTTGCTTACCTGCGTCCTCACATCACTGCATGCCCAGACCGTGTCGGTAGAAGTGCTCGTAGCCGACAATTCCGGAAAATTGGAGGAAGTGGTACGGGACATCTGTATGGACTTCGGAGCGCGGTATTTCAACACGCGCGCAATGGGGGCCCGCGAGTGCTACGAATCCTCCGATATGCTGGCGAAGCTGGCCACGGGGGACTTTCTATGCTTCGCCTCCGACGATGGCTACTATGTCCCGGTCTTCGCTGAGACGATGGAACGCAAGGCGGTAAGGGAAAGCCTTGATCTGGTGTACTGCGACATGGTGTGGGGTCACACGGAGCCAAGGGAGTCCTATGTACACCTGGACGTGATTCCCGTAGCTGGGAGGATCGACAAAACCGGATTTATCGTCCGGCGCGAATTGTTCAAGGGTTTCCCCGGAATGGCTCCGCGTGAACCATCGTGTGATGACGGGCGATTGGTAGAGCAATTGATTGCCGCCGGAGCACGGCATGGCAAGGTGAACGAGATATTGGTGGTGCATTCATGACGGCTGGCATGGTCCGGGTAAAAAACGAAGCGCGGTGGATCGCGGAGGTTGTAAATTCCCTGAAAAACTGCTGTGACCGAGTGCTTGTGTGGGACGACCACTCCGATGACGGGACCCCGGATATTTGTGAGAAGCTCGGCTGCGTCGTGATCGATTCCGACGAAACAACGATGGACGAATCGCGGGACAAAAACTCTCTGCTCGACTGGGCAATGAAAGACAATCCGGATTGGATCATTCACATCGACGGCGACGAAGTTCTGGAACCCGCCGCGCCGGCCAAGATCGAAGCCGCCAAAAGATCCGGGTTCGATTCAATTTGCATGAAAGTGATTTACCTCTGGGACGATCCTAACCTCTACCGCACCGATGGGCACTGGGGCCGATTCAAGCGGCCGTCGATGTTCAGACCGCGCGCGGGGCAGAGGTTTGCAACGACCTCTTTCGGCAATAACATCCACTGTGGCAATGTTCCGTTCGGCGGTCCGTTTCTGGATTCCGATATCCGGTTGAAGCATTACGGCTACCTATGCGCCGAAGACCGGCAGAGGAAATACGAGTTTTATAACCGGATCGACCCCAACAACGACTATGAGTGCAGGTACTCGCACATCGTCGGAATTCCAAACCATTGGGCGCCAGGTCCGATGACCTTCGGGAGGTGGGAATGAGGAGCTACGGAACACTTACGCTGACGCTTACTTCTCCGGCGCAAACCTTCGTTGAACCACTGACTCTGGCAGAAGTCAAAACCTCTCTGAGATTGCCGGATCTGTCACCATCCGACGCAGCGCAAGACAACGAAATCACGGGGATGATTGAGACTGCCCGGCATGCCGCCGAATGGAAACAAGGGCGTGAGATTGCGCGAAAGCAACTGGACCTGGCACTGGACTTATTCCCACAGGAGATTACGCTGCGTTCTCCGCTGATATCCGTGGATCTGATCCAGTACAAGTGTTCAGACGGATCGATGCACACACTTACCGAGGGCACGGATTACATTGTGGACACGGCACGCGGACTAGTGAGGCCGGTCTATGCTAAGGCATGGCCTTCCTTCGTCGCCTGGCCTTCGTCTGCGGTGCTGATCCGGCATACGGCGGGTGATGGTTACGTTCACCCGATGGTAAAGCGCGGGATGCTACTTCTAGTTAATCACCTGTTCGTAGCGCGGCTTCCCTACGAGATGTCAACCGGAGTTGTGACTGAGTACCCGTTTGGCGTGTCGGAGTTGTTGGGTTACGGAGCCATGGAAAGCCACTTCTAATGCGCACCTCCACGAGCGTCAAATTCCATCCAATTGACGGGATGATCGCCATCAACCCGGGCGTATTCATCCACCGGATTGAATATCAGAGCAGCACGGCCGCCCGTGGTTCCTCCGGTTCCGTGCCGCCGTCGTGGAATGAGACGACGCCGTTCGTTACGGTTTACGCTTCCGTCGATCCGTTGACGAGCCGGGAGGTGCTGTCGAATCTGAGCAACGGCATGGAGACGACACACCGCATCACTCACTGGTATGTGGCGGGCCTGCTGTCTGAGATGCGCATCAAGTTCGGGACGCGGTACTTTGACATTCTGGGTATTCGCAATTTCAGCGAGAAGAACGTTTATATCGAAGTCCTCTGCAAAGAGGGCAGGAGTCAGGGATCATGACCATCCAGGAAGCTCTCGGACGCTACATTCCGACCATCACCGGGCTATCCGCGCTGGTGAGTGCGCGCGTGTATTGGATCGCCGGACCGTCCGAGTCGGGGCTGCCAGCCGTGACGTTCAGACGTACTGCGTCTCCGCGGCTGGCCTCGTTTCTGAAGGGCGCGTCTCAGATTCCGAAGTATACCATTGAGGTCACGGCCTACTCGAAGATCTCCCCCGATCAGGCGCAGTCCATCGCGGAGGTGATCTCTGCCGGACTCGATGGTTATAAAGGTTTGATGGGTTCCGGATCTCCGTTCGTTGGTTTGTCCGTGAAGGGCTGCTGGCTGACGGATGAGACCGACTTGCCATATGACGACTTCGGCCTGTTCGCAGTACAGCAGACCTACGAAATTATAACCTGACTCCCATGCCAGACATGTACAAACCAACCTATCTAAGGGAGTCTGAACCGATTCCTCCCTGTTCCCATGTAAGGGAATTCGTTGATGTTCCTAGCATCACTTTGGGATCGATAAAAAAGGTTCAACCTGATGCACCGATGGAAATAACCCGCTTCACGGATACGTTTCGGCAATATCTCCCATCGGGCGGAGCGACAATCACCATGGAGGATGGCAGTAAGCAATACATACCTTCGGACCTGATCCAATTCTCGCTTCATGGCGGCGGACGTTACGCAGTGGTGTTCTTGAATCCGCTGTATGATAGGCCGCTGACGCGCAAAGAAGCGCGCCGTGAGGCAAGGGAATACAGGGAAAATTACGAAGCATACGACTACTGAAAAGTTCTAATCGGTTTCATCGAATGCCGTGAGGCGTGCGAGTAACGATATTCACCGGAAAGCCGTGAGGCTTGCTGGCAAGCGGGTGGAAGGCCCGCGCTAATCCAAAACTAACGTCGTGAGACGTGAGGAGTAACAATGCCTTACACTGCTTTTGCAGCCGCTGGTACTAAACTACAATTCAGCGCCAGTTCACCGATTACCTATCTTGACATCGAGGGCGTGGAAGGGTTCTCTGGGCCGACAGGTTCCAAAGAAATCATCGACGTTACCGCGATTTCAGACATCGCAGCCAAGCAAATCACCGGCATGCCGAAGTTCGGCCAGGTGTCATTCACTTTGTTTTGGGACCCTGCTGACACGACCCACGCGGCACTGTTCACCGCATACAAGACGGCGAACAGTCACAACTATTTCAACATCCTGTGCAGCGACACCGGTACCGCCTCCATCGCGTTTGATGGTTCCGTTAGTACCTGGGAGTGGAGCTTCGCTAAGGGCGCTGCCGTAACAGTGAAAGTCGCCATCGAAGTATCTGGCCAGCCTACCCTAACCCCGTAATTGGAGACTTATGGAAAACCCCGCAACTCCTCGCTTCACGCTGAACCTGGGGGGGCAAGACCTGCCCCTCCGGTTCGAATACCGGGACTTTGCCAATGCAGAGCGAGTGCTTGGCCTCCCGATCTTGACGCGGTTCTCGGAACTGTCCGAGACGCCGACTTACCTGGTTAGCCTGCTTCTGTTTATTGGCATCCAGGCCGCGTACAACGAGAACACCGCTGATCGTCGCTTGCAATTGCGCGCCCGGAAGCAGACTCCTAGCGTGCTGAGTGCAATAGAGGCAATCAAAGACCTGACCCTTGACACGTCCTCCGCATTCATCAATTTTGAGAACGCTGCCGAGATTGAGCGAGTGGTCGGAGAAGCCGTCAAGGCCGCATTCCCGGAGCCGAAGGAAGACCCGGAGGCGGAGAAGGGAGACCCTTTAGCCCCGATGGATTCTGGGACTACTATTGGTCCTTCGGAGTCTTCAACCTCGGACTCTCCAGTCGAGACTTCTGGAGTCTGACGCCGCGCCAATTCGATGCGCTCTGTCGCCGCTTTCTCGACAGTAACGGCATAGGCAAACCTAAAGCGCAAACCGGACAGGATACCCTCAAGAAATTTATGGACCTGGGAGCGAGGCAAGCATAATGGCGAGAGTTGCCGACATCACGCGGGGCGGGGGCAAGAATCTCAAGGTCCAGGTCGAGGGACTGAAAGAACTAGAAACTCAGTTCAAAAATATTATCCTCGCAACCGAAGGACAAACCCGTCTAGCGGGGATCAAATCGTCGTATGAAATTATCGGCGAGGCGGCAACGATCATCAAGGATGCTGCTCGTTCGAATGCGGCCGCCGCCGGTGTCCCGCGCCGTGTCCAGGCCGCGATTTTTACCTTCAACGATCCAACGAAATACAAACCGAAACGACCGGCGGCGTTGGTAGGTGTGCGCACCGGCGCCAGGTTTATGGTTCAAGGCGGCGGAAAATCGGCATCCAGCACTTCACTTTTCAAGCAGTGGCACGCCGGCAACTCCTGGGCGGGCGCATCAGGCAGATTGCTCGGTGTCCACATGACCGAGAAGCAAAGAAAAGGGAATCTCGCCCGCGTCAAGCGCAAGACCGGCACC